CGAGAACTCTCTCGCGTTGCTCCTGTTCAACAACACGACGATCGCCAACATCGGCGACGCGACGGGGTTGGTGGGATCGGGTGCCGCTGGCAGCACGCAACTCATGCTCGCCACATCGGCGCTGGTGGAGACCGACACGCTGCTGACGGCGAACGAGGTCGTGTACACCGGCTACTCGCGCCCGACGCAAGCGCGGTCTGGTTCTGGTTGGACGGTGACTAACGACACCGCCAGCAACGCCGCCTTGATCCAATTCGGAGAAATGTCGGCCGGTGGTCCGGACACCGTCGTGCATTGCGGGTTAGGGCTGATCGGGACCGGCGATGTGCTTCGGCTTCATCAAGACCTGAACGCCGATCTGGTCATCAACAACGGCGTCAACCCGCAATTCGCCATTGGGGCGCTCGATTGGGTCTTCGCGTGAGAGGAGAAAGGCATGACCGACGACGAGAAGCAGGCACTACACATCAAGATCGCGCGTGACCCGAGATATCGTCGCTTAGTCGACGTCAAGGACTTCGATGCGTCGCAGACGTCCATCGTGCGGGCCGACGAGAGGGACGGGATCTGCGTGGTCTACGCGCTGCACAGCACAGGCAGAGCGCGCGATGGGATCGACATCACGATGGTCCCGCTGAGCGGCGTCGCCGCGGCGATCCGCCAATGCGGCTCCGCCGCCCACTGTTCCCAGGCAGCCATCGACCAAGCCGTCGCGGCTGCGGCCACCATCGCAGCCTAGCCGTGCAATCGGAGCCCATCGGCGACAAGTTGCTGCGGCAAACGCAATTTCGCATCCGCGTTGAGGGCGCAGATGTCGTCCTCCAGATCGGGCATAACAGCGCTCTTGCGCTCAGTTACGACACAGCTAACAGCCTAGCCGTCCTACTGCGTGCGGCTGGGAAGAAGGCGAAGCGCAACGCGGGCGACACATCGGTTCGAGTGATCGGGTTTGCCGATCTGACCGACGCGGTATTAGAGGAGCATAAGGCCCAGGCTAACAGGGACAGGACTTCGGCATTCTTGCGGACATAGCATCGCCTACGACATAAGCGCCGAGGGTTGGGCATAGCCGATGGCTATTTCGTTCATCGCTAATGCCCTCGGCGGGACGACCACCACAACGTCGTTCAGCATCACGTTGCCTGCGACTGAAGCAGGCGACCTGATAATCCTCGAATACACGCATCGCGGCACCGCCGACGGGACCATCGGCGGCACGTATACCGGCCCGGCGTTCGTCGAGAAGCACGATCAGCTCTACGCCTCGTCCGCGTTTAGCGGCAAGACTCTCTACTCAAGGGCGACAGGCAATCACAGCGGCCAAACCGTCACCTGCTCGGGGCTCACCAATTCGTGCGCCGCGATCATCACGATCTATCGCGGCGTTGAGGCTAATGGCGATCCGCTAGCCGCCGCGGCCGTCGTTGGCGAGCAAAACGCCTCAGGCAATGAGACACAGGCTGAAATCACGACGCTCATCGACGGCGCGTGGGTGGTGCTCGTTGTTGCCAATTCGCCCGATGTCGGCGTCAGCTCGCAGTCCTGCACGAGCCCAGGGACGCTGACGGAGCGTGCTGAGCGGTTGTCGACTGGAGGCACAGATACATCCATCTCGCACGCGAGCGCGGCCTTGGCTACGGCGGGGGCGACCGGAGCCTTTACGTGGACACAGACAGATGGCGCCTCTGGGTCGTGGGCCTACGCGATTCGACCAGCGATGGACCGCAGCTCGTTACCGAGGCCAACAGGACCGTTCGTCGCGCCGCGGCGCATCACGTCCAACACATTCATCTTTGCGTCGAACGATCTCACGGCGATCGGGACGCTGACGATTAGCGGCATAGCCGACCTTGACGCCCAAGGTGCATTGGCAGCAGACGGCGCTTTGTCGATCACTGGAGCCGCTGACCTTGACGCTGAAGGGCGTCTCGACGCTGCCGGCACCGTCTCGATCGTGGGGGCGGCAGACCTCGATGCGGCAGGCGCGCTAATCGCTGCCGGCACCATCTCGATCACTGGAGCCGCCGACCTTGACGCGGAGGGCGCTCTTGTCGCAGCCGGCTCGCTCTCGATCACGGGTAACGCCGATCTCGAAGGCATCAGCGCGCCTGTGATACGCAGTTCCCTGCCAACGCGCATGGGACCGTTCCTCCAGCCAAGGAGGGGAACATCGAATACGTTCGCGCTCGTATCTACAGACATCGCGGCCGTTGGGCTGGTCGCGATTTCTGGCAACGCGGACCTAAGCGCAACGGGCAGCGTAGTCGCTGCCGGCGCCGTCTCGATTTCTGGAGCAGCCGCGCTCAATAGTCCTGGAGAACTGAGCGCTGCCGGAACGCTATCGATTTCCGGTGCCGCAGTCCTGAGCGGAGAGGGCTCGCTGACAGCGCTCGGTTCAATCGCGATTTCTGGCAGCGCCGATCTTGATGCGAGCGGCGCTCTCGTAGCGGCTGGATCGTTAACCATCACTGGCGCTGCCGCCCTCACCGCCGTTGGCGAGATCACAGCCTCGGGCACGCTGGCCATCAACGGGACTGCCGACCTCGACTCCGGAGTGCCCGTGCCCGTGCGCAGTTCGTTGCCGCGCAGCATGGGTCCGTTCTTGGCTCCGAGTCGTGGTACATCGAACTTCGTTGTTACCGCCACTGTCGGCGAGATGGGAGCGGTCGGGTCGGTCACGATCAGCGGCGCCGCCGACCTCGATGCCGGTGGGTCGCTCGCGGCCATCGGCGCGCTGTCGATCACGGGCAACGCCGATATTGGGAGTGGGGCCGCCACGGTCACAAAGGCCAAGGAGGTTAAGCGCGCAGGACCGTTCTTGTTCTACTTCCGGCGCACGACCAACAACACGCTGCCACCGCCGTCTAACGACATTGCAGCGATCGGCACCATATCACTGTCCGGCGTTGCCGCCCTCACCGCCGTTGGTAGCGTGGCGGCGGTCGGGTCGGTCACGATCAGCGGCGCCGCTGCACTCGGGGCTACCGGATCGCTCGCGGCGGCCGGCGCGATCGCCATCAACGGTAGCGCCGATCTGGGCAACGCGAACGACATCGTGGCGGCTGGCTCGTTGTCGATTACTGGCGCTGCTGCGGCGACGGCGCTTGGGGACGTCGCGGCCGCTGGCTCGCTGTCGGTCTCTGGCAGCGCAGCGCTGAACGCGATCGCCAACCTCGTAGCAGTCGGGGCGCTGTCGATCACGGGCAACGCCGATGCTGACCTGGGCGCTGCGCTATCGGCCGATGGCTCGTTGGTCGTGGCTGGGAATGCTATAGTTTCGGCGCAGGGTAGTCTGTCGGCGGCAGGCCAAGTCGCGATCTTCGGAGCAGCCTTCCTCGCTGACGCCAATCAGTCGTATTTGGTTGGCAAGGTGGTGGTTGGACCTGCGTTGGAGTCGGACATCAGGGTCTTTGGAGCTTTGTCGAGTGAGACGCGCATCGAGGCGGCGCTGAGAAGCAGCAGCACCAGGTTGAGGCCAAACCAATGACTGCGCACGCAAGCATCGTGTATTTCGGCCAGAACAGCCATGTGGTCGAGCTTCAGGATCTCCGCGATGTCGATGGTGTGCTTCAGACGACAGCCACGGTTACACTCGTGACCATCGTCCGGTACGGCACGACGATCCCGGTGTCAGGGCTCTCCTTCCCGTATTCGATGCCCCATATAGGGTCTGGCAACTATCGGGTGGCGCTGCCGGTCACGTCAGGATTCTTAAATGGCCAACGATACGAGGCGACCATCAGGGCCGTAGCCGGCTCCAGCGCTGGCGAGTGGACTGAAACGATCGCCGTGCAGTTGAGGCGCGCATGAGCACTACGGGCACGTATCTCGCCGATCCCACCTTGGCCGAGTACGCCGACGAAGCGTTCGAGCGCGCCGGGGTCAGTCCACAGTCGATCGTGGGCGAGCATATCCAATCGCTGCGGCGCTCGGTCGGATTTTTGATCTCGGCCTGGTCGAACAATGGCCCGCGGCAGTGGAAGTTCGGCCTCTACGAGTACACGACCACGGCGGGAGACAAGTCGTTCAATCTTCCCTATGGGCTCATCGACGTGCGCACGGTCACGCTCAAGCGCGCCGGCCGCGAGACGGAGATGATGCCGATGGCGCGCAGCGACTACTTGACGCTGCATGACAAGACATTGCGTGGCCGGCCGAACCTCTATTACGTGGAGCGGCGCCGCGGCACTCAGGACGGCGGCGGGTTGCCCGCGCAGCTATTCTTCTGGCTCGCCGCCGAGAACAACACCGACATCATCGTTGTGAGCTACTTCACGCAGATGCACGACGTCGCCGGCAGCGCTCTCACGGGGACGATCGACGTGCCGCTGCGGTTTCAGGAAGCATTCGTGGCCGATCTCGCCGCGCGCATCGCCGAGAAGTTCAAGCCAGAGAAGTACGAGAAGCTCTTTGCTCTGGCCCAACTGCGCTTCCGCGAAGCCAAGAGCGAAGATACCGAGCACGCCTCGCTCGTGGTGTCGGTCGATTACAGCGCGAGAGGGCGACGCTGATGTCGAAGCTCAAAGACTTCCTCGACAAAGTAGTCGACTATGAGCGCGAGAACCTGCGCTACATCGGTCGCACAATCAAGAAAGACCCGGAGCGGCTATTCCTGGGGGCGCTGGACCCGTTCTCGACACGGGTGTGGAACCAGACCGGGGTCGGTAAGGATTGGGAGCCGGCCGTCAATCAGTGGGGTGGAGCAGTGGAGTCGGTGGATGAGGCTTTTGCCGCGAAGGGTGGAGACCCCGGCCCTGGCCGCGCGATGCACGACATTGCCCAGACGATCGCCTCGATGTTCACGATGGGTTACGGGATCGGCAAGATCAAATCGTTCGGTGCCAGTCGTGGCTGGTCGGAACAGGCCATGGATGCGGCGATCCGGGCCGCTCAGAATGTGATGACCGCCCAACCCCAAGGACAGCGGCCGACGTTCTTGGCGGCACCGCCTCGGGCGCCAGCGCCCTATCCGGGCCAGCCGATCGCTCAAGCGCCCCCGCAGACGTTCCCGGTGGCGAGTGTGCCCGTGGCCTCGACCTTCACGTCGACCAGGAGGCCGGCATGACGCGCTACGCACGCGGCTCCAGGGCTTGGGGGGAGTGCCAAAGATCGGGGCGCAAGATGCTCCTCAAGGACATGATCGCGGACGGCTATTACGAGAACCTGCTCGTTGACCCCGCGTGGCGTGATGCTCCACACCCGCAAGAGCATCTGCCCAAGTTCCACGACCCCGAGGTTCTCTATCGACCCTCGCCGGAGAATTTGCCAGCTCCCACGGCGCCGGTGCTCACCGCAGTGGTGGCGGGCTCGGCCGCTAGCTTGTCATGGACCGAATCGACCTACGCGGCTCACCTGATCGAAGAGTATCGCGTCTATCGATCGGTCGGCACGGCAGCGTTCTCTCTGCTCACCATTGTCGCCATCGTGCGGGACTTCGATACGTTAATCTTGAATAGCCCGTACTCGTACGTCGACAACACGACGAACTTCGGCAGCTTCACGTACCGCTACTACATCGAGGCCGTGCCGGTGCGCGGCCCAACGTCGCAGTCCAACACAGCCGCGTTGCCATAGGAGCCAGCGATGCCTGGGACCACGAGCTACACCTATGACACTTTGATCGAGCAGATCCAAGATGAAGCTGAGGATGCCAGCGTCGACTTTACTGCTAATCTCGCCGACATTCTTCGCCGTGGTGAGAGCCGGGTCTACGCGGACCTCAATCTTGAAATCTTTGAGCGGGTCAGGACCGGCAGCTTGACGGTGTCGCAGTTTTTGCAGCCCATCAAGCCGGCAACGTGGCAAGCGACCAGCTCGTTTCATATACGTAACGCGGGAGGCACCGGCAAGCGGCGTCTGATGGTCAAGCGCTCGTACGAGTATTGCTTGCAGTACGAGCCCGACGAGACGGTCACGTCGGAGCCGAAGTTCTTCGCCGAGTACAGCGACACGCAGTTCTTCGTCACGCCGGCACCGAATGCCGCGTATGCGTTCGAGTTGCGTGAAATCTCTCAGGATGCGGCTTTGACGTTGAGCGCGACCAATCCCAACACGTGGCTCGCGACTCATGCAGGCGATCTTTTGTTCGCCTCGTGCATGATCGAGGCCGAGCGCTTTTTGCAATCCGAAGGCTTCGATGTCGGGAAGTGGAAGGAGGATTACGCGGAGAAGCTACCTGTCAGACGTGCAGTCTTGCGCTCACTGATCCGTAGCGGTTACGCGCCGGTTTTGAACGCTCCACGCACGGTGGAGGCGCGCGAGTAGTGAGCCGGCTCCCGCCTCTACCTATCGAGATCCCCATCGGGGTCGTGACCGAGACGACGGCGCGCGGCACCAAGGGCCGATGGAAGGACTGCGACAAGATCCGTTTCAAGCAGGGGCTCGTCGAGAAGATCGGCGGCTGGGCGTTGAACGACTTCACCGGAAGCGTGAGCTACGCCGGGGTCGCTCGCCAGGCTCACGATTGGCAGGATTTGGCAGGAGAGTCGTGGCTCGCCATCGGCACGCATACCAAACTCTATCTCGTCAACGACGACGATCTCTACGACATCACGCCGGTACGATCGAGCGGGTCGGTCGTAAATCCGTTCTCGACGACGATCGGCCTGCCGACTGTTGTCGTGTCTCATACAGCCCACGGAGCATTGCTCGGCGATTCGGTACGGTTCTCGGGCGCGAGTGCGGTCGGGGGGCTCACGCTCAATGGTGAGTTCGTCATCACGCAGGTCTTCACAGCGGATAGCTACCAGATCACCGCCAGCAGCAACGCGACGAGCACGGCCGGGCCAGGCGGCGGCACCGTGACCTACAACTACGACTTGTCGATTGGCGCTCAGAGCAATGGCATCGGGACCAAAGCGCGCATCTGGTCGCTCGACAATTTCGGTGAGGATCTCTTGGCGAGCCCGAGCGGCGGGGCGCTCTACTATTGGGACCGAACCGCTGGACCAAACACTCGCGCGACAGCGGTCTCCAATGGGCCGTCGAGTATTCAGCGGATGCTCGTTTCGCCGCAAGCACGTCATGTCGTCGCGCTCGGCGCGAGTTTGGGCTCCTTCGCGTCTCCGGGCGCGGTCAACAAGCTCTTGATCCGCTGGGCCGATCAGGAAGACGTCACCGATTGGGCGCCTGTTCCGACCAACGCAGCCGGCGACATCCCGATCGATAGGGGGTCAGAAATCATCACCGCGATTTTGAGTCGCGGTGAGATCATCATCTGGACCGATGTCGCTTTGCACGCTCTGCAATACGTAGCTGGGGCGCTGACATTCACGCCGCGGTTCTTGGGTAGCAGCGTCAAGATCATCGGGCCGAACGCAGCGGTCGACGTCAACGGCGTCGCGATGTTCATGGCCGAGCGCGACTTCATCGCCTACGACGGCGTGATTCGCGTGATTCCGTGCCCGGTCAGAAACCACGTGTTCGACGACTTCAATTTCGCACAGGGCGACAAGGTTTACGCCTCGGTCGTCAAGCAGTTCAACGAAGTGTGGTGGCTGTATCCACGGGCCGCTTCGGCTGAGCCCGACGCGTACGTCAAGTACAACTACAAGGACGATGCGTGGGACTTCGGCTCGCTAACCCGCACCGCGATGCACGACAGCTCTGGCTATGTCGGCTACCCCTACGCAGTGGAGGGCGGGAAGCTCTACACGCACGAGATCGGGGTGGACGGTCAAAATTCTGTTGGTGCCCCGCAAGCGATCACGGCGTTCATCGAGTCTGGTGACTTCGAGATCGATGGGATCGGCGCCAAGAATGCTCATGTCAGAGCCCTGTTGCCGGACTTCAAAACTCTGGCTGGTTCAGTAGCGGTCACGCTGAAGGGCATACCAGAAGCCCAGGGCGCCGCCGAGGAAATCACGGAGGGGCCGTTCACGATCACGGCAACGACGCAGCGACAAACCTGTCGGTTCAAGGCGAAACAACTGTCGTTTCGGATAGAGAGCAGCGCACTCGGAGATCATTGGCGCATGGGGGCGTGGAGAATGGAAGCTCGCGCGCGCGGTAAGCGCGGCGCCTAGTTGGGCATTCGGTACTCGCCACCGCAATTCGGATCGAGCTACGAAGGCGAGCGCCAACGGCAGCTCGTCGAGGATACGATTCGGGCCTTCAACGAGGTCTCCGCTGCACTTGACGCGCTAGAGAGCGGAGAGAGCGGAATTCCAAGCGATGGCTCGGTCACAGGCGCCAAGCTCGCCGATCCGTTGGAGATCACGACCGAGGTCGAGTTTTTAAACCCTGGGTATCTCCACTACGGGCAGACCGCTCTCAACACTGGGGTCGGATTTTGGCTCGCCAATAACCAGTTCTCATTCGGCAATCCTGCCGGCCACCGCATGGTTTGGAACGGCACCACCATTACGGGTGTCGGCAATTTCAGCGGCAGTATTGACGCCGGGTCTGTCGACCCCACTAGCGGCTCGTTGCCGCTCGACGTGTTCAACGTCGCCAATCAGGGCTGGACTACCACCAACGTTTTTTCGTCGACGGACGCTGATACGGTTTCTTGGACAGCGGGGACGTTCACGACCGCAGCCGGGGTGTCCTATTCGATCGGTTCCGGCAACACCGGCAACATAACTGCGCGGACCTACATCTTTCTCGACATCAACGTGTCGACGACCGCGTATCAGATCACGACGACGGCCGCGAATGCGGTGGGCAGCGGACGCGTACTCATCGCCGTCGCAGAGCCACGAACAGACGGAGCCTTCGTCCATGTGTTCGGTGGCGGCGGCGGCATCTACTTGCCTGGCAGCGACCTGAACATCGGCTTCGTCGGGCTCATCAACGGCGACTTCGAGCTGGGGACCAAGAAAGGGTGGAACAACGCGAACGGGAACGACGGCACGCTCGTCAATCTCGGGATCGGGTCAGCTCACCGCGGTAGGTGGGTCATGGAAGTCCCCAACGGCACCGGGGGGCCGAATCAGTTCAGCGAACACTTGCCGATCGGCCCAGGTGAGAAGGTGCTGGCACAAGCGTGGGCGCAGCGCTCAACGATCGATGCGCCGAGCGCAGGACAGCAACTCGCTGTTCGGTTCTACGACGGCAGTTCTGTTGAGATCACCCGTACTGTGCTCGCCACAGCCAACAACGGCGACTCGAACTGGCAATTCTTGCGCGGCGCGGCGACAGCCCCGTCCTTGTCAGCGTCGTACGTCATCGATCTCGGCGAGGCGACCGGGACCGGAGACTGGTGGTGGGACGACGTCGGCACAGTCGTCGCTCCGCGCGACTCGGACGTCAATCTCGGCAATGCGAGCGGCACGATCAACTTGGGCTCGCAGATCAGCGGCACTCTCACGGCCGCGTTCGCCGAAGCTGGCCTCATAAACGCCAACGTCACGATCAACGCCGACGGGACTCTGAGCGGAGCTGGCGGCGGGCAGGCATCACTGAATTCTCTACCTGGAGACATCTCAACGACCCAGATAGAGGACGATGCGATCACCACCCAGAAGATCAATGCCAATGCTGTGACTGCCGCGAAGATCGCTGCGAACACGATCACGGCTGCTCAAATCGCAGCACTGACCATCACCGCTGCCGAGATCGCCGCCAACACGATCACCGCGGCCAAAAT